GATGAAAACGCAGTACGAGAAAAAATTGCAGAGGCTAAAAAGATTGCCGAAGCACGTATAGAGTTTGATGCAGGACAACGTGGCTTACCATATAGTGAACTAACAATTCAAAGCTGGGTTGATACAACCCCATTAATTAAACGTGCTGTTGAAAAAGAATATCTAGATAAGTTTGGTGGCAAGGGTGTAACAGAAGATAGAAACAAAACTATCAACATTGATGGCACAGATACTAATGTGTTAGTCTGGGCAACATCAAGAGCAGAGCAGATGAATAAAAAGGCAAGCAAGCTATGATGAAACTTAGCGAATTACAACAAATGAAGGATTTTGCCGAAGTAGATGAAATGTATTCTCCTGAACTATCAGAAGATGATTTGCGCTTGCCGGATAGATTTGAATCAAAAAATACCGGGACAAGTGTATACGAGGCTATAACAAATCCCGATATAAGTGTAAGCACTCCCGTGGGTTCAGCCAGCGAAGAGGAAATGAAAAAAGATTTATTTAGACAAATGGGATTATTGATGGATGCTTAACGATTGTCACCATCACCCTGTAAACGATTCCTAGCTTTCCTGTCTGCCAATTTATCCAAGTTGTCTTCCATGATTCTACCAAGGTTCATGTCCACTTCTTTAGCAAGCATGGCGCAATACCACATAACATCTCCAATCTCGTGACCAATAGCATTTAGTTTAGCATGGTAGTCTTCTCTGTCTGCACCATCACGTATTAGCTTCTTTGCTTTGTTAGCAATCTCGCCAGCCTCACCAGTAAGCCCAAGAGTAAGATACTCAAGGGCTTTATCTTTTGGAAAAATAGCAGTCTCTGCTGCTTTATTTTGATATTCTGTTGCAGTAATGTTACTCACATACCTATCCTTCATCCACTGTTCAGCTTCTTCCTTTAACCCCATTGTACTTACCCTTATCCAGATTCTCATAGTAGGCATCGTTCCAACCACGCTGCCACTCACGATACTGCATGGTGTTAGGGTCAAGGTTAGGACGGTTCTCTTGGTACACTTGTCTACCGTTCTTAGTGACCAGTCTACCACCACGTTTAAACGCATCATAGCCCCACTGGTATTGTATACGCAGTGGAGCATCATATTTTGTTAGGCCGTTACGCCGCATTCTTAGTCTCCTTAAATGCTTTGATTACGTCAGAGGAAAACAATTTCTGTAGATTTAACAAATACATTCTTGCTGCATTGTGGTCTCCACCAGAAACACTACGCTTGCTATCCAGATTAGCAATGATACGTTTCAACGACTTCGTGTCAAACACAATAGTCGCAAAAGTTTCATCACCAATGCAGAGATTGTGAAACCAGTAATCTGATTCCGTAGCGTTGATGCCACTTGGCTTACCATAGCACTCGTATTCGATTGCGATGTTGCCAGTCTTTTGCCACACGTCTCTTTCACTTTTCACCTCAATCTTTTTATCTTGTAGCATGTCAGCTACCATCTTCTCACGCACCTTACCATACTCAAGGTCAATGTCAAACTTCTTGCGGTCTTTAGTCGTTGGTTCCAGATTGGTCATCACTATCTCCTTCTTTTGTTTTAGGGAAGTATTTAACAAGCATCTCTAGCTTGTCGTGATAATTAGATAGTTTTTCTAGTTCTAAGTCTATTGTTTCTATTATATCAGAGTGTTCACCAATACCTATTGTATTATTCATGTACACTTCTATATTAGCTTTATGCTTGTTAATGCCACCAACTAAGTACGACACCTGTGCGTCTATTAACATATCTCTTATGCTCATTTAGTTCTCCTTTCTTCTTTTGGTAAATACATAATAACATCGGCTTTACAATCCTCATTTGGACAAGAAAAATTACTACTCATACAATAGTAATCATCTTCGTGGTCCATGTCAATATCCCCACCCCAAATTAATTCGGAGCCACAATACCAGCAATCCATCACGCTGCCGTTAAGTCTACTACTTCACAAACGCCAGCCGTACATGCCAACTCACGCCCACCTGATGTAGTATCTTCCTTCTCAAACTCTTGCAACAATGACCAGTCTACATTCTTTGGCATCTTTGTCAAGAACTTTTTGTATTCATCCTTATCTATATCCTGATAAGGTGCTTGCTGATATGTATGCTCACTGAATGGCAGGAAGCTGATACCAGATACCTCATCAAAGTGTTCATACACCCAAGCACCTACCTGCATCCACTCGTGTTCTTTTACAGAGATTGTTACAGATGGCTTATGCTCACACCAGTAACGCTGATAGGTAAGCCATAACTTTAGCTGTTCTATTGCGTTCATCTGTGTGCGTGTAATAGCACCCAAGGGTGACTTCATAGGGAAGCTGAACACTGTCGTTGAGTCGGGTTTCATTACGTCAGGTTCAGCAGGTATGCCCTGTGACACAAGGAACTGTGTCAATGGGTCTTTGTTATCACCACGAACAGTTCGTATATAGTATGGATTATGTCTAGCATGAATACCTGACGCTGCGTCAGTAAGCTGTGACACAGTGCCGCTAGGCTTAACACAGGTCACTGCAGTAGACTGTGGTATCCCCAACTGCTTTGCCATAGCTGCATTGGTGCGCACTGCCTCATCTCTTAATATGCCAAGTAATATAGGTAACTTATCACCTGTAGTAGATGTCATGGCGTTATCCATGATACCTGTCAAAGAAACACCAAGCAAACGCTCTTCTTCTGTATTATCTTTCCACACTTTGCGTAGATACTTAAAATTAGTCAATGTAGCTTGGAACGTACCAAGTATTGTAGCAAGCCTCACCTTTTCTTTTAATGTATCCATGGTATCGCTTTCACGAATGACTACTTCAGATAGGTTACAGAACTGATAGGGGCGTAGAATAATCTCAGAGCAAGGGTTGCAGCCAAAGTCTTGGTCAGCATCACGCCTGCCATTCTTAGCAGCCTGCACCTGTGCAGACTTTCTATTGAAGATACCACGCTCACCTGACTTGCTATCGTACAGAGACAACCACTCACGCATGAATGTACCCATTTCTGGCTTACCTTTGTATGCCACAGAGTTATTAGCTAACGCACGTTGACCTTCGTTCTCCCACCACTTACCTGACTTGGCATGTGCCATCTGGTCATCGTTTAGATTAGACAAGCTAATGAGTGCGCTACGGCGCACACCGCCTACGACTACAACTTCACCAATCTTACACATGATGTCATGGCACTCAATCGGGTAAAGTCTACGACCTGCTGCTCTCTTGAACTTCTCAACACAGAAATCAAACAACTCAACCAATGGCTGTGGACCTGATGCCCTACCACCAAACGTCTTGAGCCTAGCACCTGCAGGACGCACCTCTGATACATCCCATGCTGGTATCTGTCCTGCATACAACATAGCAATAAGTTCTTTTAGAGACTTTGCCCAGCCCGGTCTGCTATCACCTACCTTGATAATTGTGTCCGTCTTATAGAAATCCTCTGCTACTATAGGCAGCTTTTCAATGTTATGACGCTCTACGCTGAAGCCTACGCCCGTACCACACATGAGAATGTACATAGTCTCGTCAAACGCACGTGGGCTATCTACAGGTACGTAAGAACAGTTGTATCCACCCACGTGGCATCTGTCCAGTGCGGGGCCACTGGTCATCAACGCTCTCATGCTAGGCATGACACTTATATTAAGCACAGCCTCTTCTAACTCTGCCCGTAGTTCATCAGATAGTTTATAGTCACATTTGTCTGCTAGATGCTGTTCCATATAATCAAAGTATCTGCATACAGTTTCACTCCATGTCTCTCTACGTTGCTCCTCCTCTTTCCAACGTGCGTAACGGGACAGTGCTATAAAGTTTTGATAATCTGTAGGTAATTGATTGCTTCTCATTTCTTACTCCGTAACTGTTCTTATGTTCTTAATATTAGCACCATCAATGTCATAAAAATATTCTTGGATGCTTTCCTCTAATTCGTCACCTACTCTCCCATCGGCAGGCACGGGGTATTCTTCATCGTCTATCTCAATGGTTATGTACATTTTAACTTTCATCACCTGCCATAACCTCTTCTATTAATTTTTCCAAGTACCACTTGGCCTTTTGCAAATCCTCTAGTGGTTTGTCTTTGTAGTCAAATCGCCAGAGATACTTCATGACATTGCCTTGCAAGTAATACTTGAAGCCCTTATCAGTTGC